ACTTATAAAATCATCAACATCGGCAGTTGTTGCTGATGTATTTTCTGGATCAATTTTTGCAGATTTTCTATTATTAACTTCGTTGACCAATTTAGTAGCACTATTAATCATTTTTAAGTTATTCTTATTAAGAATATTTTGTAAAGATGGCTTGGAGTTAATTATTTCAATTAGCTCTGCCAATCTATTCTTGTCGAGATTATTTGATGATTGGATATAATTATTAAAGGCAATAATATCCGTATCATTAGCCAATAGTTCTTGTTGTATGTTAGCAGCATCTAATAGATCGTCAGCATATCCTATACCGGCAACGGATCCCAAAATATCCGTAACTCTAGGATTTTCAAAAGGACCAGCTCCTGACCCATAACTTTCTTTAGTTTTATCAACCAAATCGATTAATAATTGATCAGGGGACGGGGTCTTTAGTTTATTTAAATTTGGAAAATCTCCAACCTCTATACTTCCATAAAAATTAGATAATTCTGCCGCAGTATTAAAATTGCCACCTATATTGGCTAATTTATTGGATAAATTTTTTAACGAACCCAATCTATTAGCAAGTTTTGGTGGAAATAAGTAGGATATTTGTAAAGCTTCTTCTAAGCAACAAAGCGGTTTATATGGATTAAGGCCAGTCACTGCCTGTATTTCTTCTATAGCTTTTTCTTCAATGGTCGATAATACTGAATTAACTGCACCAACATCTGCTTCATCAAGTTGATTTATATCGACACCAGCATTGGTCAATTTTTCTAATAGATTACCAACATTTCCCAATCCTTGTTTAATCAAATTGGCACAAAGACTTCTTGGATCAGAAATTGACCCCAAATCATTTAAATTAAAAAAAGAACCTAAATGTTGAAATTCCTCTGCTAACAATGATATAGTGTCTGAGTCAAATTGACTGGTCACACCACCAGTTATCAAGTCTTGAAAATTATTAAATTGAAACCCAAAATCATCAAAACTTTTAGTCTTAGCTTGCGACAATTCGCCATGTATAGTAAATGCCGTTGTTGCAAATGATGTAGCTTGATTAAACATAACCACAAATTTAGGAATACCGCCCGATATTATTGAATTTGCTGCTTTTTGTATTTCACCAGACAAATCATATTTGTTAAACGTTTCAGGAATGGAAACACCATTAGGAAAAAATCCTGTGAGAAAACTTGGAGCAAATTCCAATTCTTTTTTAATATCGACACTAAAACTAGATATTTTATTTTTGATAGATTTAGTAACACCTTGATTTGAAAATCTATCGATTGAAAGAATCAAATCTCTATTGATAGATAGGCCTTGCCCTTTAAGCAATCCGCTAGCCGCTATCAAAGTCACTGGTGTTAAATTAGACATAATTATTTAATTTGCTAGGTTTGACAACCCTGTCCCATAAACTCTATGATTCATAAATGTCATTACTCTACTAGCAGTATTGGCTTTTTTACCAGTACCAGCATATATACTAACATGTATCCAAGCGACTAGTGGTCCTCTTGCCGTATGATACTCTAATAACAATTGATCAAATTTGACATTATCTCTAATCCATTGGGCTATTGCAAAATAATCACTGGGAGGTATACTACCTCCCCCGGTACGATTAAACTGAAGATCGGTTGCTTGACCAGTTCCATGCGGCCCAGCACCAATATTACTACCAGTTCTTAAATTATTAGTCATTACTGCATTAGGGTATCTAGTCTTGATCGGTTCCCAAACATTGGAGCACAAACTGGCCAAATTACAAACTATTTCGTCGGGTTTTAATCCCATTTGAGGAGGCACTGCTGAAATTTTATTATTTGGTAATACCGGTAATTTATTTATGAAATCGCCTAAAGTTGTATTTGCTGTCAATTTTGTTGATAAAGTAAATCTTCTATGAATTTCTTCACAGTCCACCGCCATTGGTCCTGGATCTTTTGGCGGAGTCCCATCAGTTTCTTTAGCAACTGTACTATTACCTTTATCTATTGCTGCCTGATTAAACACCCCTGCTGCTACTTGTTCTTTAAGATAAGCATTTGCTTTAGCTGCACCCTCAGGAGTCCCATCATCTATGTCGTCTGCAACAAATTGTTGTGCTTCGACTGTGGCTAAACTAAGCCCAGGATCATTATTTGAAGCACCGGCACTGACATCACCAACAAGAACTGTTGATGCAAATGGTAAACGACCATAAGTTACCGGACCTCCCATATATCACCCCTTTAAATAATAATCGAACCTTTACTAACTGGTTGAATACCAGTAGTAACTTGAATATAATGATCTCGCATTTGAGCCATAGCTTCGCAAGTCATCATAACATGTTCAGATCTTACTTTTACAGATTTTTCTGGATCTAAACTAAACATGGCTTGCATAAGTGCAATACCCTTGGCGCTACCTAAAACTACGCAGGGCCTTTCTAGAGTATATATATCATTGTTAATGGCAGCAAGTTTAGCAATGATTTCATCGCCATTTACCAATATCAATGCGATAATATCGTTAGTTTGATATGTGTTATTAACTAGCATCGTTTTCCTTACTTAATTGGTCAAATTGTTCGTCACTAAGTTTTGCTAGGCCTTGATATCCACCTTCTACGAACAATTCGCCATTTTTATAAATTTGTGGTACAGTTCTATGTCCTTGAGAGAGAATAAACTCTTTAGCAACCGAATCATGCTCAATATTAATTTCTTTAAATTGAACATTTTTATTTGTTAATAAAGTCTTAGCATGGCCACAAAAGGCACAATTATTTTTAGAATAGATAGTTAGCATATTTTTCTCTCTTATTATATATGTATCTTAGTTTAAAACAAGTTAAACTAATTTTTGAAACACACCAATTGTTAGATGTGCGTTTTCCAAGGACGGTGATCAGCCAAACCACCAATGTTGGGATTATCTACAATGTTATTTCCTACAAATTTTGTAGGTAAATCGTTGATATCATATGTATTCCAATATCTATTAGCATTTCCAGCACCTTGTCTTTTAGACTGCGCCAAATCTAATTTAGCTTTTTGGCGAGACTGTTTTGTGGGAAGGTTTGATATTCCGTTAGATGACATAATAAATCCCCTTATATGTTATTTATACAAAATAACCCTACAGGCTAAACCCTTTGAAGGTATTGTTATCCACGTCCTGAACTGTGCCACCAATAACATAAGAACTGATTTCTGATTCTTGAGGAGCTATTTGTACTTCTGACCCTGCAATCCATTTAGCAGTCCAAGGCAAGGGATTACTACCAGGCTTAATACCACAATTTAATCCAATAGCAGTCATACGCTTACATGTTAACCAATCTACATAATCACACAATAATTGTTTATTGAGACCAATCATACTACCATCTTTGAACAAATATTCAGCCCAGGCTTTTTCCTGTTCAGCAGCTGAAAGAAACAATTGCTCACATTCAGATTTCGTTTCCTCACGCAATTCAGCAAATGTTACATCATCCTCGGGCAACAATTTAATCATCATCTGTGTACTACCCAAATGAATATTTTCATCACGGCAAATCAATTTAATAATCTTAGCATTGCCTTCCATTTTCTTCAATTCAGCAAAAGCCCAACTACAAGCAAAACTAACATAGAAACGAATACCTTCCAAAGCATTTACACTATTGATACAAAGCCATAGTTTTTTCTTCAATTCTCTTAAAGAAATGGTTATCTTTTTGTCATTGACTGTATGCTCGCCTTCGCCTAAAAGTTTATAATAAGACCCATACTCAATAAGGGCATCATAATATTTGCTGATATCGGCAGCACAGTTAATAACTGGTTCAATATTAACTAAATCATCAAAAATTTCACTTGGGTTTGAATAAATGTTTCTAATAATATGTGTATAACTTCTACTGTGAATTGTCTCATTGAATGCCCAAGTTTGGATCCATGTTTCTAATTCAGGAATAGTAACAAATGGTAGTAGGGCCAAATTAGGACTACGACCTTGCACACTATCCAATAAAATTTGACGTTTTAAATTGCTAGTAAAAATGTGCTGTTCAAACTTGGTCAATTCCTTAAAGTCTTTGGCATCACGCATAACATCAATTTCTTGTGGTTGCCAAAAGAACCCATTTTGTTTAGTAGTTAACTTTTCAAATTGACTATATTTCACAACGTCATATCTTTGAATAGGGCTAGATCCCTGAGCATCTAGAAATGCTAAACTATCCGTATGATGTTTTTTATTTGCAATATTAAATACTGACATTTTTATACCTTTATGTTTAATTTACCTGTTGTCTATTTAACTGTTCGAATAATGGATATAAAATGTTTCTTTTTAATTCCATTAAATTGAATAAATGATGTGCTCCACGCTGTGTGGTTAAATTTTCAGATAATACAAAGACATATCTTTGATTGCCCATATCCCCAATATATTTTTCAAGCTCGTCAACTGCGGATACGCCACTTAACACATATTGATGTTTGCTTGTATCAAACACTGAAACTTTCTCGCCTCTATCTACCATACCGCGCCAAAGCCTAATTGCGTCATCAGACATAATACTGTCGCTTGAGAACGTCAAATGCAAATTTGATAAATCCTTCTTTATTAGTAAATATACTTCGCTTGCATAAGGAGGGGATTTTGGTGGTAATTGTGGATTTTTTGATGTCAACACTACTTTACAAAAATTTCCGTTAATTTCAGTATCTACGATAATCAACACACTAATTGCGTTTTTATCACCAACCCAATAAGTTATTTGGTTGCCCAATAAAGTTTTAAATACATTGTCGCCCAACGATATAATTTCGGCCCCGTCACTTATATTTTCTTGTAGCATTTCCAGCTGTGCAGGAAAATCATTTCCGCCCTGTGCTCGCCATGGCATCTCTGCAAGAAAAGTTCGGTGAAAGGCTTCGTAGTTATTCATTTTTTAGATAACACAGCTATCGCAAGAATCTTGATCATCAACATTAGTTGCGGACTGTGGCTTATTTAATTGACTTTTCTTTGCTGACATTTTTTCAACATCGATTTCACCCTGACCATCATTGGTTTGGAAATAATATAATTGTTTGCCACCAAATTTGTAAAACATTAATAAGTGTTTCAACATCTCACTCATAGGAATCTTCTCATCATCAAAAAATTGAGGATTGTAAGATGTGTTAACACTTATGCCTTGATCAATGTATTTTTGAAGTATCGCACAAAGTTTTAAATAACCTTCGGGACTACGTTGATCCCATAACAACTCATATTTATTTTTAAGTTTTCTATATTCAGGAACAACTTGCTTTAATACCCCATCTTTACTTTGTTTAATACTCACGTAACTACGTGGAGGTTCAATTCCATTTGTTGCGTTAGCGATCTGGGCAGAAGTCTCGGATGGCATTAGAGCCATGAGTGTGGAATTGCGTTGACCATATTGTTTAATTTGTTCACGCAATTGGGCCCAAGGCATACGCTCTTGATATGGAACAAGTTCGTCTACTTCTCGTTTTCTAGTATCAATTGGCAGACGACCATCTGCACTTTTTAAATCTTTCCAACGAGTACATGCTCCCTGTTCCTGAGCCAAATCTGCACTGGCCTTAATTAAATAATAACTCCAAGCTTCGGCATATTCATCAACCAGTGCCAGTGCTTCAGGACTGCTATAAGATAGGTTATTTTTAGCCAAAAAGTACGCAAAATTAATGATTCCGACGCCTAAAGGCCTAAATTCTTGGGTGGATTTTTGCGCTGCTAGTATAGGGTAGTTCTGATAACTTAACAATGCATCCAAGCCCCTAACTGCCAACTTACATTTCTTTTCAAAATCCTGAGGGCTTTTGATATTTCCCCAGTTGATGGCAGACAATGTACATAATGCAATCCTACCATCGGGATCATTAATATCATTGAGTGGAACTGTTGGCAAATCTATTTCTGCACAAAGATTGCTCATCTTAATTGGTGCTACATCTTCTTTAAAGGGACTGTGAGTATTAGCATGATCCACATTCTGTAGATATACACGACCAGTATCTTTTCTTTCTTGCATAAATGCGCTGAAAAGATCAATAGCCTTAATTGTTTTTTTACGAATTTTTGGATTCTTTTCTGCACGTTCATAAAGCTCTTTAAACTTGTCTTGATCGGCAAAAAAGGCATTATACATATCAGGCGCATCATTGGGACTAAAACAAGTAATGTCTCCGCCAGTAATTAAACGTTCATACATGAGCTTGTTGAATTGAACGCCGTAATCCATATGACGCACACGATTTTCCTCTGTACCTTTGTTATTTTTCAGCACTAACAATTCTTCAATTTCCAAATGCCAGATTGGATAGTAAACAGTTGCAGCACCACCACGCACACCGCCTTGACTGCAACTTTTAACAGCACTTTGGAATAACTTCAAAAACGGAACAATTCCGGTATGATAAGCATCTCCACGTCTAATAGAAGAACCCAAAGCTCGAATACGGCCTGCACCTACACCAATGCCAGCCTTTTGACTAACATATTTAACAATACTGCTAGTAGTAGCATTGATACTATCCAAACTGTCATCTGACTCGATTAACACACAACTACTAAATTGTTTTTGTGGAGTTCTAAGTCCAGACATAACTGGTGTTGGCAGACTGATGTCATATAGACT